CCTACGATCCAATTACGAAGTGGAGCTTTTCAATTCCGCTCTGGTGGAAGTAGGACCCCGCTACGAGATTCCCATGCCCTCGGACGGAAGCCACGGCATCGCCCGGATCACTTTTACCAGTATTCAGGATGACGTCACCTTTAAGATCACAACGGATGCCACCGACCCCACTATTTCCAATGGCTCAGACAGTCCTGCCGTAGTCCATCTGAATGCCACCAGGCCCTATGCCATCGGGCGGGCCTTCAAGGACGGCTGCAAGTCGCCCCCGGTTTACATTCCCCTGGACACCCGGAGCGGCCAAGCCTTGCAGCCCTACGTTTACAGTGGAACGGGCACCTATGTTTGCGAGTGCGGGGTTTATCAATACGTGGAAACCATACCGGGTTCGGGCGTTTGTGAATTGCATAATGTGGGCACCACCGGCCCAGCTTGTCCGGGTCCCCCGGTCAGTCCATGCCCCCAACCTTCCAGCATGTTGAATGATGCAATCATTGACGCTTGCGGACATGCCTCGGGCAGCACTCCTTTTGACATGGGGGAGGGGCAGATGCGTGGTGTCGCTACCATCACGCCCATTTCATTTTTGACGGGTGGAGAATGGCCTTACTTCGGTCCCGATCCCCACACCTGCCCATCAGCCCAATGGGGTGGAGGCTGGTGGAAAACGGAACTTCAAATCTGGTATCTGTCCCACTTTATTTACACCTGGGACAATAACTCCTTCCAGTATCGGCCGGCGGGGATCAGTTTCTGTCTGGGAGAGCTTTATTGCAATGTCGGACCAGTTCCCACCACCATTCCGGGGAATGATCTGGAGCGGATAGTCGTTTCGGATCTAACCGGACCTTTCGGGGGTTCCACTAATAATGCTGCCGACAAGGCTTTTGAACTGGCGCAAGGTTTTGCTTTCTGCAATGGATCCGCCCCGAGCGCAGCCCTGACCGGCTTTGATATAACCGTGAGTTGTTGCAACTGGTAAAATGAATCCTGCCTTACAAGACGCCATCCGGGAAGCATTCGCCATTGCTCCCACTAACCAGGTCATTTTCCATACCCTGGAGATCCGGCAAGTGGGCGTCCAGCAGCCGGTCTATATCGCCAAGACGCGCCGCGGGTTTACGGCGGTCCTGGAGACTGGATCCGCCCGGTTCTTTGAAGCCTGCGGATTTGATTTCTCTTTGCCCCCCTCCAATGAGGACGGCTTTCAAAGTCTCAATATCGCTATCGACAACGTGGGCCGGCGGGTGACGGACTTCATCGAAACCGCCAAATCCCAAGTCCAGCCGGTGGAAGTCCTTTACCGTCCTTTCCTCTCCACTGATTTGAGCCGGCCGCAAATGAGTCCGCCTCTAGTCCTATTCCTCAAGGACGTCAAAGTCGAAACCATGCAAGTCACCGGACGAGCCACCTTCATGGACATAGTCAACAAGCATTTCCCCCTGGAGCTTTACAACCGGGAGCGCTTCCCCACCCTCGGATGATCTATGCACTGGGCCGCTCGCTACGTGGGAATGCCGTATGAGCCGGGAGCCCGGGGACCGGAAAAAGTGGACTGCTGGGGGTTGGTCCGGATGGCTTACCTGGACTATTTCAATATCGAACTGCCCCTCTATCCCGGACTCTCCATGGAGGCCAACCCGATTGAGGCGGCCACCCTTATCAACAATGGTTTGGCCAAAGGTGGAGACTGGATCCAGGTGAACAATCCTATTGACGGTTGCCTAGTAGCCATGAGCCATGGGACTGTCATCCATCACGTTGGGTTTTATGCGGACGTGGACATAGGTCGCATACTCCATTGTAACAACGGCCAAATGGTGGTTGCCGACACTCCGCGGGGTCTTAGAATGCGGGGCATTCGGATCATACAATACTACATACACCGTCTATGGCCTACATCATTGAGACCCCGAACGCCTTCGAGCCCTTAAATACGATCAAGCATCGGCTGGACTTCCCCATTACGATCCGGGAATGGGTTCGGAGCCAGTATCCTCTTTCGGGGGAGTTTCCCGTCCCCACCGTCTGTATTGTTAATGGGAAGCCCGTCAAGCGGGAGGGGTGGGACCAGGAAATCCGGGAGCGTGATATCGTCAACTTCGTAGCCGTGCCGGGGGCTACCTGGATCATAGTGGCCTTGATTGTGATCCTCATCGCCATCACGATTGTCATGGTGCTGAACCGCCCCCGCACGCCCGGGGAGCAGCCGGCCAGCGATCCCGTTTTTAGCGTCAAGGGCCAGCAGAATGAAATCCGGTTGGGAGAACCCATTGAAGTCAACTACGGTCGCAACCGGATCTACCCTTCCATGGCCAGCCGTCCTTATTATGAGTATCGGGGCAACGATCAATTCCAATTCAATTTATTCTGTTTGGGCCAAGGGGAATACGACATTCAAGCCATTCAGATTGGAGATACCCCCATCGCCAATTTCTCCGAAGTCCAATACGAGGTCATCCCGCCCGGGGGCACGGTGACGCTACTGCCAGTCGCCGTCTATACCGCCCTGGAAGCCGGGGGCCAGGTTCTCTTTGGATCTAACCAGGCGGAGTATGTGGACCCGGGCTGGGTCGGGCCCTTCCCCACCAATCCTTCCGGCACCACTGCATTTTCCATCCAGGTAGACGTGGTGCTCATGAAAGGGCTCTACCGTATGACCAAGTCAGGCAAACCCGACACCTGGATAGTTCAGTTCGCAGTCCAGGCCCGATTGATTGACGACTTGGGCGCTCCACTGGGCGACTGGTTTGATTTGACGGGGGAGCCCTACATTGAGATCGAGGGCGCAACCACGACACCCCAGCGCCGGACCTTTATCGAGGACGTGGACCCGGGCCGGTATGAAGTCCGGCTCCGCCGGGTCAATTATGCGGGCAACAACGTCAATGCGCCGCCGGTCTCCAATGTGGCTGATGAATTGACCTGGGAAGCACTCCGATCTTATATCGAGGGAGAACAGAACTTTGGCAACGTCACCTTGCTGGCCACCATTGTCAAAGCCACCAATAACTTAAATGCCAATACCCAGCAGCGCTTCAATGTCATTTGCACCCGCAAACTGCCCATCCGGGAGAGTGGGGGAACCTGGAGTGAGCCCGTTGCCACCCGCTCGATTGTCTGGGCGCTAGTGGACGTGTTCCGGAGCGTCTACGGGGGACGGATCTTTGAGGACTCCTTTTTCGATTGGGATGCCCTCGAGGAGTTGGATGAGCTCTACGAGGAACGCAATGAGCATTTCGATTGGACCTTTCGGGATCCGGTGACAGTGTGGGAAGCGGCCCAGGCGGTTGCCCGGGTCGGTCGGGCTACCCCACTCCTTTCTGGATCGCTCATTACTGTCAAACGGGATGGGCCCCAGGAAATTCCGGTGGCCATGTTTAACCAGGAGAACATCATTAAGGGATCATTTTCCTGGGACGTGAAGCTCTGGGACGTAGATGAATACGACTCCGCCCGGATCGAATATACCGAGCCTGAAACGGGCTACAAACAGGAGACGGTCCTTTGCACCCTGCCCGGCGGGACGGCGGACCACCCCGAGGATATTCGATTCCCCGGCATTCAGGACCGGGCTCATGCCTACCATGAAGGACTTTACCTGCGGGCCTGTCAGCGCCACCTGCGGGAGAACGCCACCTTTGACACCGGCATGGAGGGTTATATCCCCACCTTCGGGGATCTAATTGCGGTCGTGCATGACTTGCCCCGCTGGGGCCAGGGCGGGTATATCGTCCATGCCGAACGCGGGGTAGCCGATGCCTATACCCTTTGGGTTTCTGAGCCCCTGAATTTCGTCCCGGACGTGGTCCACCAAATTACCCTCCGGGGCCGGCTGGGCCAAGTTATCGGGCCCCTCACGGCTACGGCTGCGGAAGATCCCATGCAAGTCCTGATTCATTCGGAGGAGGACATTGATTTCCTTCTGACGGGGGAGACCGAGCCCATGCTATTCCAATTCGGGCTGGCCAATGCCATCACCCGGTATCTGCGGGTGGTCAAGATTGAGCCCCAGGGCGGGGAAGCCATCCGGATTACCGCAGTGGGGGATGAGCCGGTCATTCATACCTTTGATGAACTCCTGGCCCCGGCCCTCAACTCCAATGCGCTGGCGCCGGTTGCCCCCGACTTGCCGGAAGTCCAAGGATTGATCCTAACCCAGATCGATGTAGCCCTACATGTAGTCCAGGCTTCCTGGCATGCTGCTTTTGGGACTCAATACTATGTCGTGCAGACGAGCGAGGATAATGTTCACTGGAGTGTGCCCATGACGACTCCTCGGACCGCTCTTCAATTACAGGTATACCCCGGCAACCTCTGGGTCCGGGTGGCCGCCGTCAATAATGGGCAAGGCCCCTGGCTGACGAGCTTCCTGGATGTAGGCTACATTGCTGGTCTGACCGTGGTTACTCCCTGGGAAGGACTGAGCTGGGAAATCTCCTGGCAGGAAGCACAAGGGGCTACCGGCTACACCGTCCAGGTCTATGACGTCGTCTCCTCCACTCCGGTTTTGAAACGGACTGTCAGCCAGTTTGCCCGGAACTTTGCTTACGATCTGGCCATGGCCATTACCGATAGCAACCAGGTGCGAGAAATGCGGGTGGAGGTTACTCCCATCTTCCCCCCGGAGGACCCACCCCAGGTGATTGCTCCCACCGGGATTGAGCTGGAGAATAGTGTCCCGCTGCCACCTACGGGGTGCGCCTTTGACATCATGGGGGATTCCAGCGATATGATGACGACGGGCTACCGGCTGCGCTGGACGGTCCCGCCGGCGGCCGATCTTATCGGCATCAAGGTTTGGCTTTCCCCCGTCTCGGGATTTGATCCTTCGGTGGAAGTCCCCATCATCGATGAGAGTGTGAGCACTCCCGGGGTGATGATTCCCGTAGAAGCCTACATTGACATAGACCTGGATTCGACGGGAGCCCACCCGGCTCACTACTGGCGGGTAGCCCTGTTTGATGTCTGGGGAGAGGAGATTTCTACAAACGTATCGGGAGAGAATACTATCCCACCCCACGTCTAGGGGCTAAAAAGCTTGAGAAAGCCTATGACGAGGCTTCGTCAGGCCGTTTACGGGGCTTGGGAGAGAAAGCCTTGAAGTGGTGGTAAAGGGTGAGATGGTCATCATCCATCTTCTTGGCTATCTCCCGGAGCATATCATCCCAGCCGGGGCGCTCGATGGCCAAGTGGGCTAGGGCCAGGAGGATGGCCTGACGTTCACCCTCCTCAATCTCGAGGGTATGGGGCCCGAGGTTCCAATTGCGGGGCATACATCATCCCCAGGTAGTCCATCGCCGCCCACATCGTTCACAGCGCCATAGCCGGTAAGGAACAGCCCCTTTCCGGGAAAGATGATACTTGCGATGGAACAGCCAGCACCAAAAGGTTTTCATACTTTACCCCTCCAGATCGTGTTAGGAGATTCATGCGTCATTCGGTGGACCCCCTTAATGAAACGGCGCACGGCCTGCCGCAAGCTCAGATTGTCGCGGTGGGCACAACGTCGGGCCATCCCCAGGTAGATACAAGGTCCGCAGGTAGGAGCCTGCCGCTTGGAATACTCAATCTCGTTGAGATCCTCCGTCAGCCACTCACCCCCGCAGCACTTGCAGATCAGGCGGACCTTCCTAGACTTCGATGATTTGGCCGACTTACTCATGGGACTTTGATTGTGGCCTTGCCCAGCTTTCGACAACCTACCTCCCTGACCAGACCATAGGGTTTCAACACATCTAGGGCGTGTTCTAGTGCCGCGACAAACGTATCTCTTTCAGAGCTTCCTAAGAGGAGGATTTCGAGTTTGTTGACAGACAGCCATTTCTGATCCTCTTGTAGGTGGGGTTCCACTAAGAATCGAATGCGAAGGTCGGTGCAACCCAAATTTGTAATTTGGAAGTAAGTCCTTCCACTGCGTTTTTCATCTTTACATGGGCAATTGGAGCCCGCCGCCACTTCCAGGATATTGTGGGAGCATAACTCCAAGCGACTGATCGTGACATTCATACTTCTATAATCTGGCCAGTCGCGAGGTTCTCATTATGGGAGACAAAGACGATTTGGAGTTTTAGGTCCCGGGCTAGCTGTTCTAACATGGACCGGACTTGGGGTTGATAGTCGAGGGAGACGAAGCGGAAAGGCTCGTCGAGACAGATGAACTTGGAAAGTCGGGGACGGTGCAGCATAAGACACGCCACCCTCAAGGCGAATGCCGCCACGTCCACAACCCCGCCGCCACTGGCCGTGAGAGGGTCCACGGCTAGGCCCTGGCGGGTAAATAACAATTTGGCTTCGGTCCGGCCCCTCTTCCTTTCGAATTCAATCTTGAACTCGTAGGCTTCGTCCCCGAAGACAGCTTTGAGGCAGCGGGTTACGACCGAGGAAATCTTTTCATGGGCTTGTTGCTGCACGGCCTGGGCTACCAATTGAATGATCTCCTGGGCGTTCTGGGTTCTTTGCAGGGTCAATTCCGCTTCCTGCAGAGCCCGCTTTTCGAACTCTAGGGTCTTGGTCAGATGGTTCAAGTTAGACTCTAGGGAAGCCACCACCGCTTTTTCTCGCTCTATGTCGATCATAAACTTTAGTCAATCACTACAGGCACTCCCATAAATGCCTGTTCGGCTTCCTTTTTGGTGGCTCGGCGCACTTCGCTAATTTCAATGGGGAAAGCTTCAATACAGCGGTGATCGAGTAAAACCACTTCATCATCCTGTTTATAGCGTTTCAGTTTTTGGATGAGTTCAGAGACAGTCACGGTTTTTCTTTCTTTCTATGGCTTTGGCTCGGAGCTATTGCCCTTTCCACTTCTTTTCGTAGTCCCGAGCAGCCTTATCAAATGCAGCCGCGGCCCGTTCCTTTTTGGCCCTCAGTTCCTCTAGCAGTTTCTTGGCGCTCTTGAGATCGGAACAATCAAACTCCTCCTTCAGCCGCGACATCAGCTGGTCCAGAGCGCCTTGAGCCCGGTCGGCTTCGGTTCTTGCGTCCTCTACTTCTTTTCGCAGTCGCTTGAATTGATCTTCGTTCATAATCTTGGGCAGCAGCTAGGAGTTCATCAGCCTCATCCAAATACATGGAGGGTGGGGTGTAGCGCGGGCTTCCTTTCCTTTCGACGTAGAACAGGAGTGCCAGCACGGCTAATTGAAAAGCTTGGTCTTTCATTCTTGGGGTGGGGCTAGGAATTCATTGATTCGAGTAACGAGACACCCAGAGATATGCCGAACTAGGGGAGGAAGTATGGCATCAGCCCCACAGAATTTGCACCGCCATACTCGGCTTGATAGCCAACGCCCTGGCCCCTGGATAGTTTTTTGTTCCAGAGACAAGTCCGCCACGGCTCCCAGCAACTCAGTTGCTTTCTGGCTCCATTCTAGCGTGGTGTATGGCATCTTCATTCTGCCTCTATTATCCGTCCGGGCCTAGGCCCAACTTAGTTGTTGATGAGTTCTGGGTCCCGGCCCTGGGCCTGGATCAGCGGGACCGAAATCACCCAGACCCTGGCATCTAGGTTCTGGAGAATGTGCCGAGCCTCCAGGGTCTTGGGGGGCTGTTGGTCTATTTGGATCAATACAGTAGCTTCCGGGTCAGCCAGAAGCATGTTGATAAGGGATTGTGCTATCATGGGAGGTTAGGTTGGACAGACGTGTTTTTCGCGCAGGTTGAAATTCTCTCCGCAGGCCAGGCACTTCACGATCCGGTTGCCGGGGTCGGTGCCGGCAGGAGGGGCGGCGTTCTTACGCTCAAATGGAATGGGGGTGGTGGTTTCCCTAAATTGGACAACCTCCCACTCATGCTTAAAGGGGAAGGAACTAAGGCGCTCCTCCGCCTCTTCCTGCTTGTGGAAATAATCGACCCAGAGTTTACGAGACTTGATGTGGCGAATCATCCATATGCTCTGGGCCTTTTTGAGGTCGGTCATCAGACGATTCAGGTAGACCGCCAAATCCATCGCCTCTTCCTGGGCGTGGTTGAGCCATTGAGCTTCGGTGAGGTCGGTCCGGGCGCAGGTGACACCGTATTTATTTAAGCCGTGGAGGGCCCGTTGCTTCATCCTTTCAGCAACGGCCGCGGCGTGGGGACAAGGGCATTCTGGTTCTTTCATGCTTTGGGTTGGGTTCGGGCGGTTTCGTAGGCTTCAATAGACCAGGGGAACAAGAGCCGGGTGATCTCCTTCATGGCCTTACCGTATTGCTGGTGCTCCCATTGGGCGTGGGGATCGTCGCGGAGCCCAAAGAAGTGGAGCAGGTTGCGAAGGTCCCAGGTGCTGTAGAACTCAGTGTAGATGCCAACGGGAAGAACAAAGCGGGCCATTTCCTTGGATACCCCGGCATTCAACAACGCCTTGTAGGTCTGATAGGCATTCCGGTAGGCATCTTGTAGAATATCCGAGGCCGTAGCCCTGCCACCCCCATAAGGATGGGGCAAGCCTGGATTCCAAAGGCCCATTTCCACGCTGCCTTGCTTGTTCTTGGTGTCCTGGGGTCGCCACCCATTGGGCACATAGAACTCCTCCGGTAACTCCGTATAGCGGGCGCTGACCTCGTTTACGTTCTGCATGCGGTGCCGGATATACTGCCGCATGACGAAAATGGGCATTTTGATATTGAAGGTAATCTTGCACATTTCAAAGGGGCTCATGTGCTGGTGGCTATAGAGGTAGTTGAGCAGCTTCTTGTCGGCTTCGTCGCCCTTGCTGGGAGATCGATAACTGACCCGGGCCGCTTCGACCACCCGCAGATCAGATCCCATGTGATCGATATAGCGGACATAGCCGTGATCTAAGACGGGGAGGGTATAGCCGGGTTCAAGGACGCCAGTAACGGTTTGCATAGTTTGTAGGGGGAATGGAGTGCCAGTAACGGGAACAAGGATCGGTTTGGGGTAGGTAAGGGCCTTTGCTGCCGAGCAGATGATGGTCCCCCTCCAGCCAGGCATTAAACCGGGCACAGGAGGTCAGGGCCAGCAATGCGAGGAGACAAAGCTTTCTCATGGAAATAGGACCTTGGCCGGGTTCGGCTCCAGCCAAGCTTGTCGCGGCTCTGTAGCCTCGCGACAAACGCGCTCTAGGCATACCTCGCAGATACCATGGGATACCAGGGCGTCGGGATGCTCCTTCCGCGCCCGGGTCTCCAGCAAGCTCTTCAGAGGATGGAACGCGCAAATCGTCACAATTCCTGAGCTAGCGTTGTATTCATAGGCCGTTTTCATTTACGTCTTCCCTTATTATCGGGAACAGACTGGCGCTTTCTCGGGAGTGGAGTAAAATGGGGTCGGGCTGTAGTAAGCTCACCTAGTCTCTAAACACCGGGGCCGGTCCTAGAATCCGCTTCTAGGATCGGCCTTTTTGCTGTCTAGGAACTACCGGGATTGAACTTGACGGGCCGGCTCCAGGCCCCTTTGGCTCCATCCGGTCCTAGCAGCCGGATCCGATATTGGGCCGGGCGCTTGGCGGGCTGGGGGTCCCGATAAGTGATATTGTGAGGATGGATAAAACCTTTCTGTCGCCAGCCCCATAAGAACACCTTGCGCTGAACCTCCACCACCCAGCCCGGTTCAGGAGGAGCCCCGATGGTGACGAGCACGTCCGATCCGCCCGGGTCCCGGGTGACGGTCGGCATGGAGCCGTCATGATAAGGAGCAGCGGTCAGAATTAACATCGGTCCAATGATGGCCATCAGGCCCGCCCACATCGCTAGCTTTTTTCTCATTTTGATTTTCCAGGGTTGCTGCCGGGATTCTTATCACCACAGCCGATGGCCCGCAAGACTATTTCTTTGGTCTCCGCGTCGCATTCATTGGATCGCAGGGCGTGCTCTACCGCTTCCTGGAAGTTGATACCATGTTCCCCTAGGTTCTCCAGTCCCTCGATGAACTCCTTCATATCAAACTCGGTGGACTCCCGCTCTTTAGCGTTCTCCTGAAATACGTCCCGGGACGTATCCAGACGCTTGCGGATAATGGATCCATCTTCCAGAAGCACTCCAATACCCACCTTGTAGGGAATCTCATCGGACTTGCGTCGGATGAAGGTCCCGCAGTTCATGATGGAAGTGCCCGGTAGATCCTCTATCCAGGGACAGTGATTGTCCCCAATCAAAACCGCATTGTAGGTGGATAGGGTTTTCTTGAGAGCGTCCAAAGAGGCTTCCTCCGGGGCATCCTGGTAGCGGTTTGCTTCGTTCTTCCAGACATAGCGATGAACGATAGCCACTTTAGGAATGGATCGAATCTGGCGAAGTAGATCCATGTTAATCTTTTTCACGTCATAAGGAACAATCTCTTGATCCCAGCCAAACCCCCAGACCACAAAACCGTTTTCAACCCGGTAGTCTCCAGAAATATCCACGATCTTTCCGGCCTGCTTCAAAACCCCGTAGCCGCAGCGGTGCATCTGGTCCATGCGGTGATTGGGCAAGTCGTGCTGGCCCGGTATGCAGATCATTCCGTCCGGCAGATTCTGCAAGGCAAAGTGAATCAATTCGGGGGAAGCATTCCACCTATCGAATATGTCCCCGGCACAGATGATGGGTAGGGTTTTGGCGTAGTCCTTGAGCCACCAGAGATAATATGCCTGGGTTTGCAACCAATCTTCATCGGCTCGGCAGGCGGGCGGATTTAGGCTTAGGTGGAGATCGGAACAGAGTATGGCGATGGGTTCTTTCATGGCCCTATGTATTTGGCGCGTCGGATCGTTTTTCCACAGTTCCCACAAGCAATTCGGCAGAGGGGTTCCACCGAAAGGCCCGCCCCGCAGCAGTAGCTTTGGAACAAATGCAGATTATTGGATTCCATCCCTAGAAATAGTTTGGGTGCCTTTTTCTTTTTCATGGCAGGGGTGGAATGGGATTGGTCTGTCCAGGCTGGCGGTATTTGCTGGGGCGCTGCCAGTCCCGGAAGAACGTATTGGTTAAGATCGTCGCCATGGCGGCCGACTTATAGATCACCGTAGGCGGATTGGTTTGCCCGTTGGCTACTACACTGCCAATCACCACGTAGAAAATCTCGACATGCTCCGCTCGGATCTCATGGTGATTGGGTTGTCCACACTCTGGGCAGAGGCCCGGAACGGGCGTTACCTTGAGCGTGGACAGGGTGTTGGTGTAGTAATTAGTCCTGAGACTCCCAATGGTAATGGGATCGGCTGCCAGACTCAGCAGCGCGATTATGGTTGGTATGGTCATAATTTAATCAGCTGTATCGGAATCGTAGCCGCCGCCAGCAAAACTGCATCTGCGGAAATCATTGGGTCGGCATGTCGGGCAAGGCCAGTCCTCGTAATCCCCACCGGCCCCCAGCACCTTCACCGTCTTACCTCCACCGCACTTTGGGCATTTCATTATCTCCAAAGCCTCCGTTGCCAGAGTCTTAACGGCTTGAATGTATTCCCCAAAGCCATCGGCAATCACTCGGCTCTGGCTGACCTCGAGGATTATTTCGAGCTTGCGGCGTAGTTTATCCGTTTGTTCTTGTGTCATCATTTTATGATTTGCCCGCAGGTCGGGCAGGTTTGGCCTTTGCTATTGAGATGGAAATGGTTCTCTGCGGCTTCGAAAACGGCCCGGCGAGCATCGACCGCGAAGCGGGCTTCCTGGATTCTCCGGATCAACTCGCCCAGCCGATCATAGCGCTCCTGGAACTTGGTTAGCGTCTCCTCCATCACTTCCAAGTGGAGGAAGTTGGGAGGAGGATTCTTTTGATAGACTAGGGACTCCGCGTAACTGATCAGCTCATTGAGGGCTTCCCACCGCTTGTGGGCCCCTCGATAGGTCCTTCCCAGCGCCCAGATCGCTTCCGCTTCCTCCGCCCGGTCCCACCGCTCCTTTACGTCATTGGCCGCAATATGCGACAAGAGTATATGAAGATCCTCATACCGAAGACAGCGGCGGGTGTGGCGGTCCTGTCGGAGGACGAGCCCCTCAAAGTCTTCAATCCGCTGCCGGCTCGGCTCCAGTTCAGTAAGCCCCCGTTGCACTTCCTCGAGTCTTTCCTGCACCAAACGGATCCGTTCCTGGGCGCTGCGAACTTCCGTGGCGACGGTGCTCAGGGCCGTATCAATTACACTGAGATCGATCACCGCATTGAGCTGGCGGCTGACCTCCGGAGCGGAAAGGGCTAGCCAGAAAGGGGCATCGTGCTGGCCCTGAAAGTTGAGCTCGGTGAGCTGGAGCAATTGGGCGATCGGATCGGGGACCCCACTCTGACCGAAAGCTTTGAAGGGCTTCCCTTTCAACGTATAAAGGTTTTCATGGGAGGAGCCTTTGGAGCGGGCTATCTCTGAGGATTGTTGCTTATGGACTATCCAGATTTGAACCTCGGCGCGTTTGGTTCCCTCCCGGATGAAGTCATCCCCGCTAAAGTCGTTCAAACAGACCCAGCGCAAGGCCCGGATTATACTGCTCTTGCCGGCATCGGTTGGCCCTTGCAAGGTAGTAATAGCAGGGGAAAGGTGCACTGTCAGGTCCGCGTGGGCCTGGAAGTTCTGGAGCCTTATGGTTTTAATCCGCACGCCCTATAGTCTCCCGACAAGTTAGAAAGGAAAGACTTTCTCGATTCACCCTGGCCATCAGGGAAAAGATTCATAGATAATAGGAAATACAAGAAGCTGTTGAGTTAGGTGTTTTCTATAGATAGATGAGCTATGAACATTAGAATAGTCCGGCGTCGTAATTTCCTGACCATGGACAACTATGCCTTGGAGGATCCAAACCTCACCTTCAAGGCTAAGGGGGTCCTAGCCTATCTCCTTTCCAAACCCGATGCCTGGAAAGCCCGGGCTCGGGATCTGGAGGCTAGATCAGCGGATGGCCGACACGCGATTTTATCAGCTTTACGGGAACTTCGTCGACTTGGATACGCTGAAATACGGCCAGTCCAAGAACCCAAAACCGGGAGGATGATGGGGAAGGAGTTGATCGTGTATGAGCTGCCGAAAAGCCGATTTCCCCATCCTCGGGTTCCTCCATCATCGGAAAACCGCGCCTATAGTAATACTAAGGAAGAAAGTAATACTGATTCGGCGCCCCGTTCCGGGCCGCCGGGACAACATCCTTCTTTTGATTTGGAGGAACCAGATATCAACGGGAGTAGGATTATCAAATACTCCACACCGGTAGTGATGTTTGCTAAATATACTATCAGGGCTAAACTCCACATCCTAGGGGTCTACCCCAATACTCAAAGAATTAAGTATGTTAAGGGGGCCACAGCGGGAAGCTGGTCCCCCCAAACCCTAGCGGGGTGGGAAGCCTGCTACCTAGGATTGAAGGAAAGGATAGGTGACCCCCAAAAAATTGAAAGGGTGGTAGCGTGGTTTATCAAGAATGCCCACCACGAGTATACCCCCACGGCCCGAACCTTCCCCAGCTTCTGCGAGAAGTTCGATCAAATCGAGAAAGCTCTGCGGCGCCATACCCAGAGCCGCAATGGAGAATACCGTAACGGATTTCAGGACGAGGATGAACCCCGCTCCAAGATCCGCGTAATCGTTGACGGTGTTCTACAGGAGCCTGATGAAGACTAGAAAATACCAAGCCACCGAGGAAAAAACTATCCTCCTGGCCCTATTAACCCACGACCGGGTTCTCTCCCAAGTCTATGACAAGGTAGGGAAGCAACCCCAACTCTTTCCTAACAAGTGGTCCAACCAGCTAGCCCAATGGTGCTTTGACTACCACGTCCGCTATCATAAGGCCCCGCGGGCTTCCATCCAAAGCCTCTTCGGGAAGTATGCCCAAACCCAAAAGGATGAAAATTCCGTTTCCTTGATGGAGGCTTTCTTAACGGGCCTCAATAAGGACTATGAAGCCCTAGCCCAGGAGATCAACGAGAAGTATGTGATGGACCTAGCCTCGCACTACTTCGAGAAAACGGGGCTGGAGCGGGCCATTGACCAAGCCCAGGCCGCGCTGGAGCGGGGGGAACTCAAGGAAGCCAAAGAAGCCTACCAGAGCTTTCAGCCCATCCAGTTCGCCGATGACAACTGGTCTTACCCTTTCGCCCCGGCGGAGGTTCAGCGGACCCTAACTCGCTATGAGCAGCACCGCTCCCTGATCGACCTACCCGGTGATATGGGCCATTTCTTGTCCCCTTACCTGGAGCGGGAGGGGTTTATTGTCCTGGCCGGCCCGGAGAAGGTCGGCAAGTCCTTCTGGCTGGGGGAACTGGTATGGCGGGCGCTCCTGCAGCGTTGTCGGGTCCTTTACTATGTCATTGGGGATATGAGCCGGGATGAAGTCAACTACCGGCTCTATCAACGTTCGGCGATGCGGCCCGCCGAAACTATCACGATCGACTACCCCATTAAACTCAAGATCAAGCGGGAGGAGAAGGACGAGAAGGGCCGGCCCCAGGCCGAGTTGGAAGTGGAGCGCCGGGAATTTGCCGGGTTGAGCGCCCGGGCTATTCGGAAAGCCGCGCAACGCCTCTCGGTCCGGACCGCTAGCAAAACTCCCCGCCTCAAGATCAAGTGTGCGGGAGCCCACGTCATCAGCGCCGGAGAGATCGAGCGGGACGTGCGGGACTTCTCCGAAGAGGGATGGGTGCCAGATGTGGTGGCGTTGGATTATGCCGACTTGTTAGCCCCCGAACCTCTCACCGCCAAGATGGACTATCGCCACCAGGTCAATGCCTCCTGGGAGATATTGCGCCGGATCGGGCTGGACTATCACTGTCTCCTCCTGACGGCTACGCAGATTGCGGCCCGGGGCTATGATGCCTGGGTCCTCCGCAAAAAGGACTTCTCCGAAGACAAGCGCAAGAACGCCCATGTCACCGGAATGTGTGGTATCAATCAAACCCCCGATGAAAAGGACCGGGGCATCTACCGCTTGAACTGGCCCTTGCTGCGGGGTGGGCGCTGGACCGAACAGAAGGTCCTCTGGACAGCCGGCTGTTTGGAACTGGCCTGCCCCTGCATTAAAAACACATTGTGAATAAAGTCCACTCCGATAATATAGCGGCCGTGAACTCAAATCCTAAACTCCAAAGCTCTACGACCCGGGACCGACTTGGCTCCCGGATTGGCAGTATCGCCAGCCGTGTTAACAAAGTAATCGCACCCCATTGGAAAACGGATCAGGAGATCGCGGAAGCCGCGGGACTGGACTTGCGGCAGGCTCGGGCGCGCCTCTATCACGGGGCGGTCAGTGGCATCTATGAAAGGTCCCGCGTCATCCGTTATAGGCTCCGAACTAGGCCCGGACCGCGCCCCCCGGGGAAATAACCGTTGTAAACGCACGACAGGGGCCTTGTAGCCCTAAAATCTATGCATACTGTAACTAAGTCCTACCGGGATTTCCCGGCAGCTCACCGTCAACCAGACCATGAAGGCCATTGTAGTTTGATACATGGACATAATTGGGGCTGGGATATCACCTTCACGGCCCGGCGTCTTGATGCCTGTGGTTTCATCGTGGACGTGGGTAAACTAGGAATGATTAAACTCTTCCTCACGGAGAACTTCGACCATACTTTGCTTCTCAATGAAACGGATCCGCACCTGGCGACGTTACATGAGATGCTCTTTGCTAACATCGTCCGGGTCCCCAACTGCGGGATGGAAGGACTAGCGGAGTATGTCTATCATGGAGTCACCGAGATCATCAATAAGAGCGATGAGTATCAGGACCGGGGAGTGCGAGTCCTCCGGGTGGTCTGCTGGGAGGATTCCAAGAACTGCGCGACCTTCGATACCAACCGCGACAACTTTCTCCCCCAGGCATGACTATCTCCTACGACAAGTCCACCCTCCCCATCCATGAGCTGTTTATGACCTTCCAGGGGGAGGGCACCGCTATGGGAATGCCGGCTTTCTTCGTTCGCACTTACGGTTGCCCCGTCAAGTGTGACTTCTGTGACAGCGCGGGGACCTGGCACCCCGAATACATCCCGGCGCAAGTCCTGCGAATGACCCCCAAAGCCATCGTAGCCGCCGCCCGGGCGGAGGAAGCCAAGATCATGGTAGTGACGGGCGGGGAGCCCACTATCTTTGATCTTACTCCTCTCTGCCAGGAAGCGGCGGACGCGGAACTGGACATTCACCTGGAGACGAGCGGCACTTACCCTATCCGGGGAGAGTTTGATTGGGTGGTGCTCTCCCCCAAGCGGGCCCGCTCCCCTCTGGTGGAGTCCATCCTCAAGGCCGACGAGTTTAAGTTCATCATCGAGAAGCCCGACGACATCACCTTCTTTACCCGGATGTTACTGGATCGGGGAGTAAACTTGAATGAACGCCGTTGGATCTGGCTCCACCCCGAATGGAGCCAACGGGCTAATCCGAGTGTGCTAGGGGCTATCTCGGAAGCCGTCAAGAAAGGCAAAGGAGCTTTCCGGGCCGGATGGCAAATCCACAAACAATACCAGGTAGACGCCTTGGATAAACGGAGCCGGCCTCTCGTTCCCCTGGGCGGAGACCCTTCCAAAGGATACTAGGATGCGATTGCGATCATTAGAAGTAGCGGACGACGGAAAACTCTATCTCACCAACAATGACTGTGTTAACGCCGTTCGGCTGATGTGGGACCAGTATCGGCTCCACATCGATCCTCACTGCACTTTCGTTCAGGTCTATGGGGTGCCGCGGGGTGGGATACCAGTCGCCTATCTGTTTAAGGGCAACGACAACTCCCACATTCGGGTAGTCGACAATCCGGGGGAAGCTTCCGTCATTGTCGATGACATCGTAGATAGCGGGGCCACCAAGGCCCGCTACGCCAAGTCCTTCCCGGAAATTCCCTTCTTGTCGATGATGGACTACATCCCGGACCGCCCCAAGGTCTGGACAGTATTCCCCTGGGAGCAGGGCCTAGCCGGCAAGGACCAGTCGGCGGAGGATCTGGTGATCCGGCTTCTGGAATACATCGGGGAGGACCCGGCCCGGGGCGGACTGCAGGAGACTCCCGAACGGGTTCTCAAAGCCTGGAAGGAATGGACCAGTGGTTACAGCCAGGACCCCAAGGCCGTCCTCAAGTATTTCGAGGATGGGGCCCATAACTACGATGAGATGGTGATTGTTAAGGATCTGCCCTTCTACTCGACGTGCGAGCATCACCTGGCACCCTTCTTTGGCAATGCCACCATCGCCTACATTCCTGATGGGCGGGTGGTGGGCTTATCCAAGCTAGGCCGGGTCCTTAACATCTTTGCCCGTCGGCTCCAGGTCCAGGAACGGCTCACCACCCAGATTGCCGATGCCCTGGAGGAGACTATCAAGCCCCGCGGGGTAGGTGTCATCATTAAAGCTCGCCATCTTTGTATGGAATCGCGGGGCCTGTCCACTCAAGGCCACCACACCGTTACTTCTGCTCTCCGGGGCGTGTTCCGGGAAGATAGTAAAGCCCGCAGTGAATTCCTAAAGCTGTGAGAATCTATTTTTCTGGATGGGGGTCCGAAGCGCGACCGGCTGGCTTAGACCGCCGGCCGCACTTCATGCTTACCTTTTTCGATCTGGAGCGAAAGCAGAAGAAAGCCCTGCAGCTGCTCCGCAACGCCTTGATCCGTATCGGCCAGGGATCTAAGGAGGACGTATTCATCGACTCGGGGGCCTGGAGTCTCTTCCGGCTTCACGTCCTCAAAGCCGGCAAGAAAGCGGATCGCAAGGGTAAGCACGGAGAGGATTTGGAAGCCCCTGTCATCGAGTCGGGCTCCTCCCGGGGGGACTTCTCCTACTACAACCTCAAGAAGGGCACGCCCTTCCGAACCTACTGCGACCGCTATGCCCTCTTCATGAAGTGGAAGAAGCTGGAGCCCATCCGCTTCTTTGCTACTGTCGATGCGATTGGCAACCCCGACTTGACGTGGGATACCCAGCGTTTCTTTGAAGAGGAGCACGGATTGAAGCCGGTCCCGGTCGTCCACTTCGGCACCAAGCTCAAGTATCTAGCCCGCTATCTGGAGCGCAACTATGACATGGTAGGACTAGGGGGCTTTGCCCGCCGGCCCGAACGTCTCAAGATCAAGAACTGGTGTGACGAAGCTTTCCGGATGGTCTGCCCGGCTAGCAACAAGTATCTCCCCATCACCAAGATCCACGGCTTTGCTATGACGACGTGGGAACTGATCCGGCGCTGGCCCTGGTTCAGTGTTGATTCCACTTCCTACCTCCTCTATGGGACCTATGGGTTGATCTGCGTGCCCTTCTGGAGGGAAGGAGCCTTTCGGTTTGACCGCCCTCCCATGATCGTCAGTGTCTCCCACCGGGGCCGGCCCATCGACTACAAGACCCGCATGCACATATCCCAGGCCCATGGGGATACGCGGGAAGTCCGGGCGGCCACCATGAAGTGGCTGGAATACCTGGGCCTAGGTCTGGGCCGGATGGAGAAGGACAAGGAAGTAGAGCCGGGAGCCGCCACTAGCAATGATATCCGCACCGCCGCCAACCTCCGCTACTTCATGGAACTGGAAGCTTCCTTGCCGAAGTGGCCCTGGGCCTTACCGCGGGAAATAGCCCACCCGCCTCATGAGACCGCCTTAATGTTCTGTCGTTAAACCCCATATGAAAATCAATAGACAAACGTTCCTCGACGATCTGCAAATGGTCCGGGCGGGGTTATCCCCCAAGGAGTTCATCGAACAGTCCAGCTGCTTCGTCTTCCAGGACGGGGCCGTCATGACCTTTAACGACGAGATAGCTTGTCGAAAGGAGATAGGCGGTGAGCTCTCCGGGGCCGTCCCGGCGGATTCTCTCCTCGCCATCCTAGAGAAGCTCACCGACCCGGATCTCAAGGTGGTGGAGAACGAGAAGGGAGAACTGGAGTTTCGCGGCAAGAAGAAACGATTCTGGCTCAACCGGACCGCGGAAATCTTCCTGCCCATCGACCGGGTGGAGACGCCGGAGAAGTGGCGGGAAGTTCCCGACAAGTTCGCCGAAGCTATCAAGGCCGTCCGCCCTTGTATCTGCACGGATGAAACCCAATTCATCCTAACCTGCGTCCACCTACACCCCGAATATGTGGAAGCTTGTAACAACAAGGAACTGCTCCGCTGGCATATCGGGACCGGGCTCAAACGCTCTATCCTGGTGCGGGGTTCAGCCCTTGCTCAGATCATCGACTTAGGGATGACGGAAATGGCCGGCACCAAGTCCTGGCTCCACTTCCGCAACCCCAAGGGTTTGATGTTCTCCTGCCGGAAGTATATGGAGGACTACCCCAACCTGGATCATATCCTGGAATTCAAGGGGGAGCCCATCGTCCTTCCCAAGACCCTGGTGGAAGTCGCCGAGCGGGCCACGGTCTTTGCCACCGAAAGCTCCGGGGACCCGCTCCTCATCGTCACCCTGACCCCGGGGATTATGCGGATCCTGGGCAGCGGTATCTCCGGCGGTTATGAGGAGATCAAGAAAATTAACTATCACGGAACCTCCCTCAAGTTCGTGATAAGTCCCGATACGCTGGGGCGGGTTTCGGCCACCTACACCGATGCCCAGATCAGTAAGAACAAGCTCAAGGCCATCGAGAAAGGTAAGTGGGAGTATGTTACCGTCTTGGGTAGGACGGAGGATCACGTCAAGGAAGAGAAGGAGAAGCCGGAGGAGGACGAGACCAGTGAGGACTACGATCCGACCGCCAAAGACAATCAGGAAGATGATGTTCCTTTCTGAAAATGAAAGGGTTCTTTCATCTATCCGAAGTCCAGAAAGCCGCTCCTCCGGGCCTGATCGCCAAGTGCGGTAGCTGTGGGCTTTACCGGGGCTGTCATACTCCCAAGATGAAGCCTTACGGGAAGGGGGATCGGGTCCTAGTGGTAGGTGAGGCCCCCGGGGAAACCGAGGACGAGAAAGGCCGGCCCTTTATCGGCAAGGCGGGCCAGTTCCTCCGGGAGATTCTAGGACGCATCAAGGTGGATCTGGACCGGGATGCCCTCACCACCAATGCCCTGATCTGCCGTCCCCCCGGTAACAAAACTCCTGAGCCTAAGCAGATCGATTACTGCCGGCCCAACCTGATGACGGTGATCCGGAAAGTTCAACCCGAGGTTATCATAACTCTGGGCCGATCGGCTCTGGCCAGTGTCCTGGAGCCCTTCTGGCGGGATGACCTAGGACCGATGGAGAAATGGGCCGGTTGGGCTATTCCCCTGCCGGACCATTGGGTTTGCCCAACCTATCATCCCAGCTACCTCCTCCGCTCCCACAACAGTCTCCTGGACCGGGCCTTTGAGGCTCACCTGGAGACGGCCTTTGGCCTGGAGGAGAAGCCCCCGGCCCAGCCCAACTACCTGGAGCAGGTCGAAGTCCTACTCGACGAGAAGGATATTTATCAAGCTATCCGGAAGATGGACGAGGAAGGGGGCTGGGTGGCCGTCGACTATGAGACAAATTGTCTCAAGCCCGACTACGCTAAAGCTCAGATCGTCTCCTGCGCTCTCTCCAATGGCCGGCGCACTATCTCTTACCCTTGGTGGGGCAAGGCTATCACCGCCACCGGCATGTTCCTGAAGTCCAAGCGGACCCGGAAAATAGCTTCCAATGTCAAGTTTGAGGAACGCTGGAGCCTGCAGGAGTTTGGCCGGGGAGTGGAGAATTGGGGTTGGGATACCATGCTGGCGGCCCACTGCCTGGATAATCGTCCTGGGATCTGCTCTATCAAGTTCCAATCCTTCATCCATCTGGGCCTAGCTTCTTACAACGAGAATATAGAGCCGTATCTCAAGAACCAGAAAGGCAGCTTGTATAATCGCATCCAGGAAATTGAACTCGGCACTCTCCTCCGTTACGGGGGCCTGGATGCTTTGCTAGAGCATAAGCTGGCAGCCTTTCAGCGGGAGAGGATGGGCTATGACGACTAAGGAACGAAAAGAATTGAAAGAGTTGGCGAATGATTGGGAACTCCGGGCCCACGGTCTACGTGTTCGGGCCCAGCGATTGAAGCGGAAAGACTACACCAGCCAAGCTGCTTTGGAGACGGTCAAAACCGATTATCAAGCCCAGGCCGTCGCCTATATCTTTGCTGCGATGGATCTAAAGCTCAAAATACCCGAATGAAGATTGATGTCCTACGCCAGCGCGGCTACGACCTGATGCATCACGGTGTCATTGCCCTAGCCCAGGTCGAAGCCAACGGCATCCGGGTGGATATGAGGCGGCTCGCTCAAACCAAGGAGGACCTGGGGGCCAAGATCCGTTTATTGCGACAGGCCCTGGA